TTAGATTTTATAAAAGAAAAAATACAAAAGATGAAAAATAAAAATGAATTATCAGATCAGGTGTAATAATGGGTAAAGCAAGTTTAATTACTGGCGGCGCCAAAAAACTTATTCAATTAGCTAGAAAATTGAAAAAGAAAAAACCTGCTAAAAAGCCAAAACCGAAGAAAGATGCGGCAGCTAAACCTGCAGATCGCAAAAACAATCGTACTAAAAAAGAACAAGCTGATAGAGATAAGCGCGCAGCTGAACTCCGAGCGGCCAGAAAAGAAAAAGCAGCCGCCAAAAAACAACAAATACAGACAAAAGCATCAGGTTTTAAATCTAAAATTGCAAAGACACTGGGCGGTGTTAGTATATTAGGCGGCTTAGGGTCTATGTTAGGCGGTGGTCAAGGTTCTGAATCATCTCCCGATGGAGCTAGCGGTACTATTGTTGGAGCTCCAATCCCTCAAGAATCTGTTAGTCATAAAGAAGATCCTACTATTAATATTACTCAATTTGCTGCAGCATTAAATGCTTTAATGACTTCTGCTTCACAAATAAAATTAGAAGATAATGAAGAAAAAGCAAGTACCCTTGCTACAATAGAAATTATTGAAGATATTCAGATTGACGAAGAAGGAGGCTATCCGTTCATCGCTGCAGGTACAATGATACCAACAAAAATTGCAGAAATTGGAATATTGTTTGATATTGTAGATACAATGCGCAATGATATGAATGCTATTAGTTTGCGACTCGATTTACAAAATAAAAATTTAGTAGCAATCAAAGATGCATTGAAAGAAGCGATAGGTCTGAACATTCAGACAAAAAGAGATAATGAAAGAAGACGCGATGAAGAAGATGTAGAAAATAAAAATAAACCAACTAAAGCAGGATTTTTGAAAACATCTGCGCAAGCTGGTGCTGCCATGGTGGGTGTTGGCATGTTAGCAACTGCAACAAGAGCTTTAAAAGCCGCAACTCTAGGCGGATTAGCTATGTTTGCTGATGACATCGTAGATATGGTCACACCAGATCCGACAGTCGAAGAAGCGGCCGAACCTGTATATGATGAAGAAATGGGTGATATGATCGAAGCACAAATGGATAATATCGATCAAATGGATGCCGCTGAAGCTGAAGAAGAAACAGAAATTAAAGAAGAATCAGATCTATTAGACACATTAGAAGCTGGTATAGAAGGATATGAAAAATATTTTGAAGATGATTTGATCGCCGGATCATTAGGAACAGCGGGATTAATTGCTACTGCGGGCGCTGTAGTAGCAACCACTGCGGGTGCCGCGGCCATGGCGCCTGTACTTGCTATAGCCGGCGCAGGTCTTGGCGCCGCGGCGCTGGGTGTAGGTGTTGGTAATATGATTGCTGATAATACACAAATAGATGAAAAAATTGGTGAAGCCGTAGAATATATGATGGGTAATGAATCAATAGAAGACGTTGCTTCAGATCAAGAAATGAATGAGAAATTTGGTAACAAGAGAGGAGCAGCGTTGCTCGGTGATTTGTTGGGCGAAGGGATGTTTGATTTAGCCGAAGAACCTAAAGAAATAATCGCAGCATTTAAAGATATCGATACACAACAAGCTTTATGGAAATTAGAAGATGATTATGAGACGATGTATGGCAGAACACTCGATGAAGCTTTACTTGACGTTGTAGGTGATAAGGGTTTAGAAAGCATCGATAACTTTGTTACAACTAATATTATTAATAGAAAGAAAAAAGAAAAAGAAACAGGTGCAGTCGAAGAAATAAAATCATTTGCAACGAGTTTGATGAGCGCTCAAGAAGGCCAATTTTTAACACCTGATATGATGCAACAACTAGTTGCAGGTGATGTGCCTTCAGAAATTATTGACATATTGCCTGAAGAAGTTGAAGGTGTACCTATAGAAACTATTGTAAAAAATATGCCTGCAATACTTGAGGGAGATATCGAATCAATATTGACAAGTGAAATTACTCCGCCTATTCTCGATGCCGTAGGCAATATAGAAACAAAAATTACTGATATAGTTCAAGATTCTGTTGGTGATGAAGCGGCCAAAATTATACCTATTGTAATGAATAGAATTAAAAAGGATCCATTAGTTTCTACACCTACCGGCTCGAGTGGTAGATCTCAATTAGATTCAGCTACACCAACATTTAGATCTATTGATCCATTTTTAGGCAAAGAATCTAGGACATAAAAAAGGGGTCGTAGACCCGCGCGCTACATCATGACTCGCGCTTTTGAAGATCTACGACCCTAAGCTTCCCAAGCTTATTCGTTAGCAAGCTTCCTAAAGAAATCCAGTGACTCATCATCGTCATCGAATGACGTAGTTGTAGTTGTCTCTGGTTCTGCTGTTGCTGCTGGAGGTGTCCATGCAGGAGCAACCTCAGGAGCTGCTGGTGAGGCAGATGGTACATCTTCTGCTACACTATCAGGTTGCAGACCACCAAGTACCCGCATCAACTTCTGCTGAAGCTCTTCGTACGACTTGAAGTTTTTCTGATCGAGGAACTCGGCAAGACCATGTTCCTGTTTCCAAATGGTTTCAAGTTCGCTGTCATCGTTAGACAGAGCAGTCGGAGAGTCGAATGCAGACTTGTCATAGTTACGATAACCTTCTACCTTGCGAATGCGCAGGCGGAAGTTGGCACCTTCCCACAGATCAAATGGGTTGATTGCATCCTCGTCTTCAAAAGCGGGGTGCATGAGATCATTGATCTTGTCAAAGATTTTCTTGCCATACTCATAGAGGAAGACTTTGCCTTCGTTCTGAGGATTGGCAGGATCAGAGACGACCATGATATTAGACACATAGTGAAGACGTCGCTTCTGCTTACGTGCGATCTCTTTGTCAGACTCAAGACCAGAGTTCCACAACTTAGAGTTGTATTCACCGACAGGATCGTCGAGGCCGATAGAAGTCAGTGACTTCTCGATGTACCAACCACCAGGACCTTGAAAACCATGGTCCCAATATCGAACGAAGGGCACATCTTCACCTGATGGTGCAGGCAAGAATCGGATAATGGCAGAACCATTACCTGCTGTGTCGACTGTGGGTTTCCAAAAGCGCTCGTCGGGGCCTTGACTTTGTGATTGATTGCCCGCTACTTTTTCTGCGGCTGCTGTAAGCTTGTCGAATGACGACTTACGGTTTGATTTTAATGTTGCAAAATCCATATGTTTTTCCTTGTATGCGAATGTATAACAGTTTATTCACAGTATTCATAATATAACAAGTATATCCTACCATAAAACTTCATGATAGTACATCTATTTATATAGCTGCCCGACGAGTTCGACATAATCTTCTACATCAAACTTGACAAATGGCTGATACTTCAGCAGCTTATTCATAATCTTCGGCCATATAATAGTATCAGAAATATTTTCTTTCCAATACCAGAATACTTTACATGTAGCATTCAAAATGATCATGGTTTCTGGCATGATCTCTTTTCTATTATACATGTTGAGTACTTTGGGGTAATCACCGTTCTTTACTACTAAAGCTTCGTCAAGGCTATCGAACTGTGACATGTCCTGCTGAAAGAGATATTTCAGGGACTGATGACGTTTCTTGGTTGCTTTGTATCTATCAATGCATTCTTGGTCAAGGAGTTGTCCTACCCAAGCATCTGAATTTTCTATCAGATTACTGGCTAGGTACAACTCAAGATCATCTTTCTTTGATAGACGATGAAAAAAGAAACGATCTTGCCTCAAATCAAACTTATCTTTCTTTGCATTCGTCTTCCCATTATACTTAAAGTAGTCATAGGATTCAGAATCGAAATGTAATTTGAGGGCAAGATATTTCTGATAAGCCTCAAATGGTTCCATTATATAGGTAGTCTTGCCGTCTTTTGTAAAAAGTTTAAGTCTTCAGCTTCTTCTTGTATCTTTGCTTTAAGCACTAAATTCTTTCGAATATATTGCGCTACAGCTTCGATCTCAATTTCGTTTCTTTCACAATAGTGCAATATGGCATCCATATAATCGATAGAATCTTTTTCTCTCAATAATTCTATTTCAAATAAAAAAGATTGGGCACCGAATTCCTTCGGTGCATCGTCGATTACTTTTGACATATTACTTTGCTTTTTTGGCTTGCTTTTGAAATTCTGCAACCATTTTATCTTTCGTCGTACGACGATCAAGTTGAATGCCGACTTCAGCAGCTAATTCATCGATTTTAGCTTTTGTCATCTTCATCAATTCTGTTTTAGAAGGAAGATCAGCGATAGTAGCTTGTAACTTTTCTTTCGCATCTTCGACTTCTTCAACGACTTCTTCTACTGCGGTTGTAACCTTTTCGTGTGCTTCGTCCATATCCTCTTGGAAATCATCGAGCTTATTGCTGATTTTAGGCCAAAAGAAAAATGAAAGAGCCGCTAAGACTACTAAAGCGCCTAACCATACTAATTCCATAACGATTCCTCCTCTGTATGGAATATTATTTATATTACTAAAAAAGAGGCCGACCACGTCTCCCCGTGGCCGCGAGCCTCAAACTGTTACGCTGCTTGAGCGTATTCAATTGCCATACCTAAAGCGTTGATGTTCGTGTTCTTATTATGACCAAACCAAGCTGACTGCAGTCTAGTATCTTGACTGTTGCCGAGAGTGTGGTTAGTCATATAAGTCACTGCGTTGTAAGCATTCCACCATGTACCTTCGGCAAGTGATGCACCAGGTTGAGTGTTGATGATTTCCATTGCAGTGCGCGCATTGCGCGAACCAGCTTTCTTACCTTCTTGAAATGACTTCATTAGCTCGTCAAAGTCCACTGTACCAGCACGATTGGTGGTAACAGGGAAAACTTGGTTGAAGTACTCGAACAAGTCAGCTTGCTTGTAGTACTTCTTCGAAAGGAAATCAGCCATTTCGTGGTAAGTTTCCATCTTCTTAGATGCCTCGTCGAGGGCAAGGCGGACACGCTCTGCGTCAAACTCTGACTTGTGGTTCAGAGAAATACCGAGCGATGCTTTGCCTTCGAGAGACATTGACAGGGTGTTATTGCAAACAACCCGAATGGGTGTGAATCGAACATCGACACCGCGACCGTAATTATGTGGATTAGACAGCAAGAGGTAGGAGTCTACCTGATCCTTACCACCAAAGAGAGAAAAAGATTCGTTAATCTTAGCGAGTCCCCAAACAATCTGGCCATCTTTCAACGATCCAGCAGTGTGCATCGTCATGCCGCCAGCCTTAACATACTCGTCAAAGAACTCGAATGCATCAGCATTTTGGACTGGGATCCACTGATCTCCTACAACATCGAGCACTTTGTTATCGGACGAACGAACCAAAGCTTTTTTGCCGTTGATAGTGATCTCTTCACCATCGACAAGTGTAGTAATAGGATGACGCTCTACTGACCAATCGAGACCAGCAACCTTCATCATCTCTTGAGGCGTCAAATCGTCAGCTACTTTAACACCAAGACCGTGCCAAGGAACTTCACCTGCGTACGCCATTGTTTCAACCATATGTGCCATAATATATGCCCTCCTACAGGCTAATTAAGGTGAATGCAGTGGGGTCCATATTCTGTTTAGCTATTTGGGCGGTTTCGGGGTGCCACCCCTCCACTGCATTCGTCCGCCAATTCAATTTACAAGTACCATTCTACCAAAAAAAATTAGTATTGTACATAGTTTTTGTGAAATAAATTAAAAATATTTCCTGACTTAAGTTCTACAAACTTCCGTCTAGACTTATCAAAAAATTTAGGCTTTTTAAAGAACTCCCATTCTGTTGTACCAGACCTACAAAAGCCAACACACTTGCCCGCATTATTTACTGCATAAGTGTGGTTCTTGACATCGTACTCGACTTCTGGCCAATCAGTAATTTCTTTGAAGATTCTCATAGCTCTGTTGGATACTCTGGTGGTATTTGCTTTAATATAAGATTGAGAAGTCTAGCTTCAAATTCATTCCACGCATTGGTGTCGACTGCGTCCGGACGATACTTTGCTCTCCGCATCAGAGGAAATACACCATTGCTGTCTTTATCATACGCAAAGTAATGGTCCATAAAATTACCAAACTCGCGAGCTGCTAACTCTCTCTTACTCATGCCCGCAAACCCTCGAGAATGTCCTGTAAACCTTCAGTCGTCTGAAGATTCTGCATGAATTGACGCTTGAGTCGTGTACGCGCAGCATTGACAGCAGGATCTTGACGATTGTCTACTGATGAGAAAGAGGTAGACTCTTGACTCGTCAGCTGATCGTAGATATTGACGATCGTCTTGGCATGCTTGTGAGCAACCCATACATTACGACCATTGTCAGTACGAACCCAATG